GAAGGTCATCCCTGACGAAACCCGATGTTCATGCCATGCCACGAGATGAGACAATAATGACCAGCGCTGTTGCCGCCGACGTATTGCGCGATCAGGCCGAAATGGAAACGGGCCGGTCAAACTATGACAACACTAATCAGCGGATTGCAGAGCTGATATGGCCCAATGCAGCCATGTTCAACGCGCAGAGCACGCCGGGTGAGCGTCGGGATAAGTACCAATTTGACAGCACGGCTTCCTTGGCGCTGCCTAAGTTCGCTTCGGCTACAGAGTCAATCCTGATCCCACGGACCCAGCAGTATCAGACATTGGTCCCCCAGGACGAGAGTTTACGGAAAGACCGTTCGGTGATGGCGTACTGTGAAGAGGTGACAAAGGCGATTTTCCGCGCCCGGTATGCGCCTGGGGCTGGGTTCACTCACGCGACAGGTGAGGCCCTGCAATCTCATGGCGCATTCGGTGCTGGGTGCATCTATACAGATGAGCTGGTGGGGCGAGACCTGTTCTACCGGAACATTTTTGTCGGTGATATCTGGATCAGAGAGGATCACGCCGGCCGCATTGACGGCATTCACCGCAGGCTAAAGCTGACCGCAAGACAGATTGCGCAGAAGTTCAGGGAGGAGTCGATTCCAGAGAATGTGCGGAAGGAGATGAAAACCCAGCCGTCTCGTGAGTATGAGTTCATCCATTGCGTCAAAGAGCGCCCAGACTATGACCCCGGTCGGCAAGACTTCAGGGGCATGCCGTTCGTCAGCTATTACGTGATGAAGGGGCCGGATCATCTGGTAGAGGAGGGCGGATATCGAACGATGCCGTACTCATACAGCCGCTTTAGAACGGCTCCTGGCGAGATGTACGGGCGCGGCCCTGCTGATTCGGTGTTGAACGTGCTGAATCTGATCAATGAGCAACAGAAGACATTGCTACGGTCTGGGCAGCGGGCAGTTGACCCGCCGATTATGTTGGTTGACGACGACGGACTAGAGGCGTTCAACCTGAAGTCAGGCGCGCTCAATCGCGGGTTTATCGGCCCGAACGGGGAGCCGTTGGCTGTGCCGTTCAATTCAGGCGCGAACATGCCAATTGGCTTGGAGATGGTCCAAGACAGTCGGGAGGTGATCAATGACGCGTTTTTCGTCAACCTGTTCCGCGTACTGGTGGACGCGCCAAGCATCACTGCAACTGAGGCGTTGTTGCGCGCACAGGAGAAAGGCGAGCTGCTAGGCCCAGCAATCGGCAGGCTTCAGCAGGAAATGCTGGACTCGATCACGGTACGCGAGTTGGATATTCTTTCTCGGGTTCCGGGGTTCTTCCCTGAGATGCCGGAGCAGTTGGAAGAGGCGGGCGGGTTCTTGGCGATCAAGTACGATAGCCCAGTGAACAAGATGCAGCGGGCTGGTGATGGCGTTGCAATCCAGCGATTCCTTGAGACGATGACCCCGCTTGAGCAGATCGAGCCCGGAACCATCAAAAAGATTGCGAGCGTTGAGCGAATGGGCCGCAAGCTTGCCGAGTCTCAGGGGGTGCCGGAGTCGGTGCTATTGGATGAAGATGAACAGGTTGCACATGCAGAGGCAGAGGCAGAGGCACAACAGGCCCAGATGCTGATGCAGGCGGCTCCTATCGCGGGCAAGACTGCAGTAGATATGGCTAAGGCGCAAGCCATGGCGAACGCGCAGCCATCAGCGGCGGGCTTCCTGTGAGTGTCTTCGGCAGTCTGAGTGAGCGAGCACGCCGGATACTGAACAAGCGGCTGTCCTATCGGAAGTGCTTTTGCAATCCTGATGGTTCGCTGACATCAGCTGGGGCTCGGGTCTTTCGGGACTTGGCTTTGTACTCAGGCACATTTAAGACAGGTTTCAGGAGTGACGCAGTAGAGATGGCCCGCATGGCGGGAAGGCGTGAAATGTTCCTCAAGCTGCAGGCGATGGTAAAGCTGCCAGATGAGGAGTTCCTTAAGGCAATCGACGAGGTGACAGAATGAGTGACATCCAAACCGGGTCGGCATCGGCCGGCAACCCGGGCGCTATCGCGCCCGTGGCAGAGGGCGCGGCAATTCCGCCGTGGTATTCCACAATTGAAGATGCAGACCTTCGCGTCTATGCCGAGAACAAAGGGTTCAAAGACCCTGGCGCGGTCCTTAATTCATATAGACATTTGGAAAAGATGCAGGGCGTCCCCGCTGATCGGCTGTTGAAACTGCCAGAGGCGAACGATGATGCGGGCATGCTGGCGGTCAAGCAACGGCTAGGCTTCGCGCCTCCAAGCAGTGCGGCCGACTATGGGTTGGACAAGATGGAAGGGTTTGACCCCAGCTTTGCCAAGTTCGCTGGTGATCAGTTCCTGCAAGCTGGGGTGCCAGCCGAGATGGCAACCAAGACGATGACCGAAATCGCTGGCTATCTCAAGAAGATGGAAGCGGATCACGAGGCCAACATTGCGACCCGTCATCACAGCGAAATGGCCCAGCTTGACAATGAGTGGGGCGGCAAGTCAGTCGAGCTGAAGGCCCTTGCAGAGCGGTCTGCGACTGAGTTTAAAAAAACCGTTGGGCTTGAAGTTGCCGACATGGATGCACTGATTGACGCGCTTGGCCCGGCCAAGTTTAACAAGCTGTTTGCGGCAATCGGCAGTACTACCGGCGAAGCCAAGTTTGTGGTAGGCTCAGGCGGTGACAGCGGCGCTGTGTCTCCGGATGCTGCGGCGGCAAAGATGGATCAACTCTTGAATGATAAGGGTTGGGTGTCTCGCCATCAGAGCGGTGATGTGGCTGCGGTTAACGAGTGGAATCGTCTTGTGACGATCAAGGCTACAGCGGCGGCGAATGCCGGCCGCAAGTTCTAATCGGGGAACCTGTGAAGGCCCGATGACAGCGTGAAAGCACGCCCTGCGCCCCGGAGGAATCCGGGGTAGCAATGGGTTCCGGCAAGGCCGGGGAAGCCCTGAGCGATGAAATCCCAATCCCTCAGGAGTACATAAAATGTCAGTTCAAAATCCCACCGTATTTTACGCGCAGCAGTTTGCCGATAACGTCAAGCTGTTGACGCAGCAGCAGGTTTGTAAGTTGGAAATGGCCGTCACCGTTGGCTCTGACCATCGTGGCGAGCAGGCGAGCCCAGTTGACCAAGTTGGTCAGCTCGAAGCAACCGAAGCTAACACCCGGTTTGGCCCGATGGTTCACACAGAAGCAAATCAAGATCGACGTTGGGTGTTGCCAACGTCCTGGCACATGTCCCCGAAATATGCCCCGAATGACCTGATTCGCCAGATTACCGATCCGCGAAATGCGCTTGCACAGGGCGCGATTGCGGCCTTGAATCGTCGTAAGGATCAGACGATTATCGCCGGCATGCTCAACGTTAACCAGACCGGCAAGAGTGGCACAACCAATACATCGTTCTTGGCTGGCAATGTGGTCTCGGTCAACACGGGCGGCACAGGATCGAAGCTCAACGTTGCCAAGTTGCGTAAGATGAGACAACTGTTGATGTCGCACGATATCGACCTCCAGAACGAGGAAATTTATATTGCGGTTGACTCGCACAACTATGATTCTTTGCTCGCTGAAGTTCAAATCACCAGCAAAGACTACAACCCTGGCCGCGATGGCGTCCCAGTCATGCGTGACGGCATTATCGATCGTTTCCTTGGCGTGAACTTCATTCATACCGAGCGGCTTCTGGGCTTCAACGGCACGGATGACGGCGCAGGCACTTCTACCCCGCTCCCGATGTGGTGTAAGTCAGGCGTATACCTTGGCAAATGGGTTGATAACACGACCCGCATTGACGAGCGCACCGATCTTGAGGACATCCCGTGGCAGCTGTACGCCAAGGCCACGCATGGCGCGTGCCGTCTCGAAGAGAAGAAGATCGTATACGCATGGGGCCGCGTGTAATCCCCCACTGACTGAGGAGTCAAAATCATGGCCGTTGTAACTGTTAAATCCACTTCAACCACTAACCGAGATTCGGGCATTCAGTCTGGGTCTTTCCTTAACGCGGCAAACCCTCGAGCCACGACAGAGACAGTCGCTGTTGCCAATGGTGACAGCATTGCGTCTACGTTCCGAGTTGTTCGCATCCCGTCCAACGCTCGAATCACGAGCGCATCCATTTTCTGTACGGCGATCACATCTGCAGCCGCCGATGTCGGTCTCTACCAGACTGCCCGATATGGCGGAGCTGTGGTAGACGCAGATTTTTTCTCTGCAGCGCAGACGCTAGCTACAGCGAGCGGCGGCATCAATGTCATGAACGGCAATCTGCTGTCTGGCGCAAACTCCGCAAACCGCAATAAGCGGGTGTGGGAGCTTTTGGGTCTGACTTCCGATCCAGGTCGTGAATATGATGTGGTGCTAACCCTGACGGCCGCAGCTACCGCAGCTGGTACGGCGGGGCTTGAAGTCGGGTACGTCGTATAATCCCACGGGGCCGGCTTAGGTCGGCCCCTTTTCTGGAGGAATTGAAATGGCAGACCGTTACTATGCGGTGACTCTTGGCAGCAATCTACCGACAGGTGTAACCGAAGGTGCGGCGGCAAGCCCTGCGGCGTTCGCTGATTTGCGTATTACCTATGACGAAGCAAGCGCCACGAAAACCGAAGTCGTCCGCGCGCTTCATGCGCTTGCGGCACACATCATTCACATTGATACATGGCCGCCGGTCTAAGGAGTTGTCATGTCTAGCACTGCGTCCCTCCAGCTGATTGTTAACGGGTCTACCACAAGCCCCGGCCAGTATTGGCCTGGAGGCAAAGGCGTGTTCGCGGTAAAGGCAACGGGCTTCGGAACAGTCGCCCTCCAATATCTATTGCCAGACAACGTGACGTGGGTAACTCCTGCGGGCGGCTCACTGACAGCCGATGGCGGGGTTGTGTTCGAGCTAGGGCCGGGTCCGATCAGGGCTGAAGTTGGCGTCGGCGTAACGGCAGTATGGGCAAG